AACTCAGCTACAATTCTAGTCAAGAGTGAGCTTGATTACGATAACAACTACTCTACTGGTATTTCTGGTGGTGGTGATGTTATTGCCAAGTATCCGGGTGCACTTGGAAACTCATTAAAGTATTCCATTTGCCCAAGCTCCACGGCTTTTGAATCAGCGCTGGAAGGCAACTACACTGTAGTTAATGGCAATACTGGTGTGACGTTTGCCGTTGATCAAAACGGGACAATCAGTGCTGGTGATCTGCTGCAGCTGGGCCCAGATAAGGATATTTACAAAGTAGCAACAGTAGCACTTGATGGCCTGTCTGTTACTTTGGAATCATCGTATACGGGTAATACTGTAAGTAACAGCACAGCTCATAATCGTCGGTGGGAATATTACAACTTCTTCTCGGCAGCTCCAGGCACCTCTCCATGGGCTACGACCCGCGGTGGTACTGCTGATCAGATGCACATCGTAGTCGTTGATGAAGATGGCGAGTGGACTAATGTTAAGAACCAAGTGATCGAAGTATTCGAATCTGTATCAAAGGCTAGCGATGCTAAGACAGAAGATGGTTCTACAAACTACTACAAGGAAGTATTGAATCGTCAATCTTCATACTTGTGGTGGGCAGGTCATCCAACTGGTGTAACTAACGCTGGATCAGCGGCTTCAGGTACTACGTTTGGTGGAGGTAATACACCCATCACCAACTCACTTGCTTCAGGTTCAGACGGTTCAGCGGGTACGCCAGGCGCCTACCAACGGGCATACGACTTGTTCAAGTCCTCTGAAGAGGTTGATATCTCCTTGATTCTTGGTGGATCCGCTACTTCAGCAACAGCAATTCATATTATTAATAATATTGCTGAGTACCGAAAGGATTGTATTGCTTGTCTATCCCCAGAGCAAGATGACGTTGTTAACAACACGTCTTATGTAAATGTTGAGGTGGACGATATTGTAGAGTTCCGAAATACTCTACCATCAACATCCTACGCTGTTCTGGATAGTGGATACAAGTATCAATACGATAAGTATAACGATCAGTATCGTTGGGTACCACTAAACGGGGATACTGCTGGTACAATGGCTCGCACAGATCAAGTTCGCGATCCATGGTACTCACCAGCTGGTCTCAGTCGTGGTCGAATCAAGAATTCGGTAAGTCTTGCATTTAATCCTAACAAAACAGCTCGCGATCAACTATACAAGAATGGAGTAAACCCAGTAACAACTTTCCCAGGCGAAGGCACAATCCTGTTTGGTGATAAGACATTACTTGGATACCCAAGTGCATTTGACCGCATCAACGTACGCCGATTGTTTATTGTCCTTGAAAAAGCAATTGCAATCGCGGCTAGACAAAGCCTGTTCGAATTCAACGACGAATTCACTAGAGCACAGTTTGTCAATTTAGTTGAGCCCTTCCTGAGAGATGTTCAAGGTCGCCGAGGCATCACCGATTTCCGAGTAGTTTGTGACGAAACAAACAATACTGGAGAGATCGTTGATCGTAATGAGTTTGTCGGAGATATTTACGTCAAACCAGCCCGTTCGATTAACTTTATTCAGCTTAACTTTGTTGCCGTTAGAACTGGTGTCGAGTTCGAAGAAGTCGTCGGTCAGTTCGGATAATAAGGGAGAATAAAAATGGCTTTTAACGTAAACACCTTTAGGGGTGAGCTTAAGCAGGGAGGGGCTCGTCCCTCTCTGTTTGAGATTCAATTGTTCGCACCACAAGGAGGGACATTGAACGGTGGCGATTTGATTTCCAAATCTCCCTTCATGGTTAGAGCAGGACAAATTCCACAGTCGACTTTGGGTACAGTAATTGTTCCTTACTTTGGTCGTCAGGTCAAGTTGGCAGGCAATCGTACATTTGATGATTGGACCGTAACAGTAATGAATGACGAAGACTTTAAACTCCGCAATGCGCTGGAGAACTGGAGTCACAAGATTAACGGTCATTCTGAGAACCTGAATAACTACGGTACTAACCCATCCAGATACAAGGCTCAGGCTCTTGTTAAGCAATATAGTAAAGAGGGTGGAGTCATTCAAACCTATCAGTTTGATGGTCTGTATCCAGTAGCGATTTCTCCTATTGATCTTGCTTGGGAAGCAGAAGCAATTGAAGAGTTTTCGATTACTTTTGCCTACGACTGGTGGGAGCACGGCGAGGCCGCCGTAAGGTAAAAGGATTAGTTAGATGGCTAACCAACTCTATACAAAAGCCAAGCAGGCATTGCTTGGCGGTGAACTAAATTTGTCATCTAATGTGATTACTATAGCGTTAGTAGACACGGACGTCTACTCGTTTAGTGCATCTCATGAGTTTAGATCTAGTATACCAAACACTGCGGTTGTATCGACCAACAATCTTATTAGTAAAACTATTACTAATGGGGTGTTTGATGCTGCCGATGTAGATTTTCCATTTGTAACTGGTGCTAATTGTGAAGCACTAATTTTAT